CTCTCGGCTACCTATAACATCAGGTATACCGGGACTATGAATTACTTCCGATATTCATAGCGACATAGAAGCTTTTCCATCTATGCCAACCGCCTTTCGTTAAAATAGAAAGGCACGGGTTATAATAGTCCCAACATGGAGCTATTGCAGCCCGCTTTACGAAGTTAATGAGATTCTGCCGAAGCATAATCTCACCGTTCCGAAGGTATCCACTAACTGCGCTTAGCAAGATCCCAGCAGGGTTGTGTATTAAACGACCCCGTTTAAGATCCTGCGGGCGCGACTCAATGCTTAACAAAGAAACAGACCTCTGTCTTGGCATATATCGAAAATACACGATAGAGCCAGTCCATTTGTCCCGTTTTCTAAGGTGCGGAGCGGCAATATCAAGTGGTACCTTTATCCCTGCAACATCCGATTCCCACTGAGGCACAGGATTGAATCTAACTCCTGATACCTGAATGAGATATTGAATTGTTAAGGGGAGAGGTATCGCGTGATTGCTACTCCAAACATTGAGCCTGTTGATTAGGGAATACACGTCCTGCTTGGTTTTAAGGCTCTGGCAATAAATGCCACGAACATTATAACCACCCCAAAAATCGAGGCCGCAGGACTCCCGAAAAGGCCCTTCATTGTAGCTCTTATCGTGATTAACTAGGAAACCAAGCCGGCCAAGGATATTAACGACTAGATCATAAGCCTCACGGCGAACGATCAAATCGTCTCCAAAGACGGAAAAGTTCCCGAGTTCGCCCCCTTCGGAAAGGGGACCTCCACGAGGGTATACTGGCTTTATTCCTAAAGCATGGTATACACCTATTACAACAGAGCTAAATAAGATCGTCTGTAAAGGAAACGTAAAAGCGTTCCCCATAGACGACACCATGTGCAGTTTACGAACCTCCCCAGAGGGGAGAGTCACGAACTCAGAGCGAGTCTCCATAAGCCATGTATTTACATAGCTAGGGAGTATTTCTCGTAATAAGTTGAGACTGACTGTATCAGAAGCGGAACTTAAGTCGATAGTACCATAAGATCCATCCTCTGAGCCAATCCGCGCAAGTAACCTATTCTTGTCGGGCTGTGAGCTTAGGTTTATACCAAACCTCTTCTCAAGCTTCGATTCGAAAAGTTTACCTACGCCCTTCTGAAATAACATATTCAGAAGCGGTTCGGTGCAAATGGTCCTTGAAACTTCGGTTGTTTTCGGAACAAATGATAGCCGATTGCCTACAACCTCTTTATAAGCCCCGAAATGGTCAGACCGGATCTTCTCGGTCTCATCCCATAAGGAGCATTTAGAGGACTCTCTTTTATAGAGAGCATATAGTGACGATCTTGTCCCTGTCATTGGTCCAGAAGCTATCTTATGATAGTGACTGGTCCCAGTGACACCTACTGATGCTCCGGGTCCGACAGCTATACCAGAGGAAATACTCTCTGGATCTAGCCAGTAAGATCCACCAGGGTTGAACCAAAAGTCATGAATAGACTTTTTGAACTCACCCAGGGCAATCGACTGAATCTCAGTCAATTGACAAGTGTCAATAGTGCGAAAATTCTCACAATGAGAATTACACGCAAGAAACTTAGCTAAGGCAGCCTCATCAGCGTCCACGGTTTTCTCATCCTCGA